ACTATGCTTACTCGTCGTGGTCTGATCGCATCAGATTATGACGGAGCTGCTCGCAAAGAGAAAGCTGCACAGTAAGTTAGTTCTTTGAAGCGGGGGGTGTATTCCCTCCGCTTTTTATCGTTCGGGAGAAATGTGATTGAATCTAGCTAGTGCTTTTTTACAGCAGGTACTTAAGTGTCAGGACTCTGATACTTGGAGCCTTGTGCGTAAAAATTATCTGCCTAAAGAGTATCATACTCTTTTTGATGCAGTGACTAAGCACTCTGAGAAGTTTCATACGCTTCCCACTTTTGACGATCTTCATGCTGCTGTAAGAGACAGTAGTACACAAGAAAAGGTGTACGCTGTTCAGAATGGACAGGAAGTTGATTCTGATGCTTTTACACTATTACAGTATCTAAAGAATGAATACGCTCAAAAGGAGATTCTCACGTCTCTCGACAAATATGTAGACTCATCAATAGCATTTCTTGATGCCGAAGAGTCTATAAATGAGCTTCACCAGATTGTTTTGGATGTCGAAGAGAAAGTAGACATTCAAAGCCCTGAAGAGAGTATGCAAAGTATTCCTTTGTGGGAATCTGATGAAGATCTTCAGAGGTACGTTGCACTTGGTTTGAACGATGAATACGATGGCGAGATTCATTTCTCTCCTAGAGATTTGATTCTTGTCGGTGGTCGTCGTGGTGCAGGTAAGTCTATTACTTGTGCTAATATTGCAAACCGAGTCGTTGCCTCCGGAAAGTCTGCTATCTATTTCACTATAGAGATGGATAGCAGATCCATTCTGCAACGCTGCTGTTCAATCGCTACGGGGATACCATTCTCCAGGCTAAAGATGAAGAGCTTAAATGTTGTTGAATGGCAAAAGGTTGCTTCATGGTGGGCTGATCGTTATGTAGACGGTCAGAACCGCTTGAAAGAATATGATGATCACAGGGACTTTGATAAGTTGCATCACACACTTAAGACTAGCCACGAGCTTCTCCCGACTCAACAGCTAGACGTTGTGTATGATGCGTCTTTGACCTTACCAAAGATCAGAGCTACTTTGGACAAACAAGTTCAAAGGATAGCACCTGGAATTATCATTGTTGATTACATAAATCAAGTAAAGCGTTCTTCTGCTCCCTCTCGTGCAGGTCAGTACGATTGGACAGAGCAGATAGAAGTAAGCAAAGCACTCAAGTCGATGGCTCAGGAGTATGAAGTTCCTGTATTCTCTCCTTATCAGACGGATGCAACCGGAGAAGCCCGATTTGCCAAAGGCATACTCGATGCAGCAGATGCCGCGTATGCTCTTGAGACTTGGGATCAAGAAGATCAGTGCGTTACTTTTAACTGTGTAAAAATGCGATCAGCCTCCATGAAGTCCTTTACCTCCACAATGAACTGGGAAACTCTACAGATAGGCCCAGAAACCGCACTGTCCCCTAAAGAAAAAGAAGATGCGGATGTAAAAAGCGAAGAGAATATAGACGACATCTAAAAATATTTCTTGACACTTTTGTTATTTTTTAGTATAATATACTATTCAATAACAGGAGTAGTCATGTTAGTTTATACAAATACCGCTTACAGACCCCTCTCTCGTAATCGTAAAAAACTTCCAAAAAAGCCTCGCAGAGTCAAGCCTGTGTGGAAGCCTTATGTTCCTAGTAGTAAGGTTTTTCGCCCGGATACTCCCGACTATCCATCACGCACTAGCCTGGCTGGCAGCTGTGACAAGATAGATGACGATTACAAAAAAGAAATATCCAAGAATTATCCAGTAGCTCCTGCATACAACAAAGGAGCTTATCAAGTTATTTCAACCACAAACATTGAAGATATTGGTAAATGACAGTAGAAGAACTACTTAACAACAAGAAAATAACCTTTCAACCAAAAGGCAAAGATTTTTTAGTTAGTTGTCTGAATCCAGAGCATGCAGATAGAAATCCAAGTATGAGAGTGGATCAGATTACTGGAGTATATAACTGTTTTTCATGTGGATTCAAAGGAAATGTATTTACTCTTTATGGTGAAAAGGTAAGTCAGCTACAAATACGCAGAGAACTTCTGAGAAGAAAAATTATCGAGAAACGTGCGGAGACTGTAGGCTTACCTTTTCCCTCCAATTCAGTTCCTTACATTGGTAATTGGAGACAAATCAAACCAGAGACATACAAACACTTCGAAGCCTTTCAAAATGGAAGCAGTGACCATGTGGGAAGAATTGTATTTCCCATTCGAGACATATCAGGAAAGATAGTAGCCTTCAATGGCAGACACACCACAGGTGGAGATCCTAAGTATAAAATATCTCCCCCAGGTGCAAAGCTGCCCCTTTTCCCTGCAGTATCTGCACGAAACGGGAAAATAATGCTTGTCGAAGGCATCTATGATATGATAAACTTATATGATAAAGGAATAAAGAATGTAGCGTGTTGTTTTGGCACAAAGAACATCTCAGAAGATAAATTATCTTTGCTCAAGATGCAAGGAGCCACACAAGTAGATATCTTCTTTGATGGTGATGATGCAGGACAAAACGCTGCGGAAACAATAAAAGCTATGTGCGAGAAAGTTGATCTCTTTTCCAGAAACGTATTTCTCAGGAATACTGACCCTGGAGCACTTGGCGAATCTCAGGTAAAGAAACTGGAGACTAAATTATATGGCTAAAGTTGCCTTAGTAGAAACTAAACCAAGTAGAACAAACTATTCAAAAGAATTTGATAATGCTTTTGACTTCGAGCAATTTCAACTCTGCTCAGACCCTACAATCAAGAAAGTCTTGAAACGAGACTGCGATCTTGATATTGATACTTCGCTGTACGACTGGATAATTCTGGTAGGTAGTGAAGCATTGAAATACTTTACAAAAATAAACTCTGTAACAGAATATTCTGGAAAGCTCGTAGAAGATAAATTCCTGCCTGTTATAAATCCATCAATGCTTGCTTTTAAGCCAGAAGCTAGAAAAACTTGGGAAGATTCCAAAACAAACATCATTCAGTACATCAGCGGAGAAAAAGTGGACGCGGTGATAGATGACTCTATCGCTTTTGGTATACAAGACACGGAGACTGCTAATGAATTTCTTAGAAAAGCAATTGCACACGATAACGAATACATTGCACTTGACAGTGAGACTACTGGTCTATACCCTCGTGACGGTTATATGCTTGGTATTTCTCTATGCTACGATGGCAGCACTGCCGCCTATCTAGATACTTCTGTATTTGATGAAACTACAGAAGATCTTATGCGAGAGCTCTTTGCTAAGAAAACTGTAGTCTTTCACAATGCCAAGTTCGACATTGCGTTCTTTGAGTATCACTTCGATGTTAAATTTCCAAACTTCGAAGATACAATGCTGCTTCACTATTTGATAGATGAAAATCCGGGCACACACGGACTTAAGCAACTTGCTATCAAGTACACAGACTATGGCGATTACGAGAAGCCAATGTATGATTGGATGGATCAGTATCGCAAAGATAATAAAGTACTTAAAAGTGATTTCTGCTGGGAATGGATTCCCTTTGACGTAATGAAAGTGTATGCAGCAATGGATGCTCTAGTTACTTTTATTATCTTTGAAAAGTTCAAAAAGATCAAAGAAAATTCTAAACTTAAAGCAGTATATGATAATTTACTTATTCCAGGTACTCGATTCTTGATAGGTATTCAAGATAATGGTGTGCCTTTTGATGCAGAGCGTCTGTCATTCGCACAAGAACTCATGCAGCAAGATATAGACAAAGCAATTTCTACCTTGTATGAGAATCCTGCAATAGAAAAATTCGAGGCTATAAATGGTAAAGATTTTAATCCTAATTCTACTGTGCAACTCCGTTCTCTTCTGTTTGACTTTCTTGGTCTTAAGCCGGTTGGAAAAAAGACTGGAACAGGAGCAGACTCGACGGATGCAGAAGTACTCAATATACTTGCAAGAGAATCTGAAGTACCTGGACTTATCTTGGACATACGTCAAAAGTCCAAAATTAAAAATACTTACTTGGACAAAATCATACCACAGCTTGATAGAGACTCTCACCTCAGGACTGGATTTAATTTACATAGCACAACTAGCGGTCGTCTTAGTTCTAGTGGTAAGCTTAATATGCAGCAAATTCCTAGGGATAATCCTATAGTCAAAGGCTGTATCAAAGCATCTGAAGGTAACAAGATTGTTGCTATGGACTTGACTACTGCCGAGGTTTATGTTGCAGCTAAACTTGCGCACGATGAAGCACTCATGGAGGTGTTTCGTTCTGGTGGAAACTTTCACAGTACAATTGCTAAGACTGTATTCAAGCTACCTTGTGCTGTAGAAGAAGTTGCAGATCTATACAGTACCGAACGTCAGGCTGCTAAAGCTGTTACCTTTGGCATTATGTATGGTGCGGGCGCTAAGAAGATTAGTGACGAAGTGACTAAAAGTTCTGGAACAATATTCACTAAGGGTGAAGCACAAGAAGTCATCACTGACTATTTCAACACTTTTCACAGTCTGAAAAAGTGGATTACTTACAACGAACGATTTATCGAACAGAACGGCTTTATATATAGCTTTTTTGGTCGCAAACGGAGACTACACAATGTCCATTCCACCGATAAAGCCATCAGAAGCCATACGATTCGTTCTGGTCTCAACTTTCTGGTTCAGTCTACTGCTTCTGACATCAACCTGCTTGGTGCAGTAGATGCCCATGCCCACATAAAACAGACAGGTATCAATGCAAAAATATTTGCGCTGGTACACGACTCAATTCTTGCAGAAGTTGTCGAGTCGGATATTGAAGAGTATTGTGAGATACTTAAACATTTTGTTCAGCTAGATCGAGGTGTAAGTATCTATGGTGCTCCAATTGGATGTGATTTTGAGATAGGTAAAGACTATTCAATGGGTAAGTTTAGCAAACAGTATGGTTCGAACAATTAAAAATCTGTCTTCTATACAGTTTCCTGTCTATCTACTTCCTTCCTCTGATTGGGAGGCAGTAGATGGACTTCTTTTTATGGAAGGAGCACTCTTAGATGATAGAAATATGGCTGGAAATAGCTTAGGAGTACGAAGACTTCAAACTGAGTTTACTTTGTTTCCTCTGCCTACTCTTGTGTGGGACATTGTAGGGCTCATTAAACAACGAACAAACTATTTCATAGATAGTGCCGGAACTCCGTTTATTTATGAAAAAACAAAAACAGTATCGCTAAAGTATGAAAAAATAGTAAAGGTAGAAAGAAAAGGTATAGCAAGTATTATACGACTCAATGGAGTAAAAAACGCATTAAAAGTAATAAGACCTCCAGAATCTGGAATGTCTTGGGCGGGCGTACTATTTCTTAATAAGTACCCTTGGGTAGTCTATGACTTCTCTGAAGAGAAGAAAAAGGACACGTGGAGAAAGGTGTAATGGCAAGAAAAAATAGGTTAATAGCAGCAGCAAACTTGAATCTGCAAGAAATAGAGCCTCTAACACAGAATCAGCTATTAGCATTTGAAGCCGATAATAATCTAGTATTACATGGAGTGGCAGGTACAGGTAAAAGTTTTATCTCCTGCTACTTAGGATTCGATGACATTCTAAAGAATGACAAAGAAAGAATAGTCTTAATCAGAAGTGCAGTACCTACTAGAGACATTGGATTTTTACCTGGAAACGAAAAAGAAAAGGCCTCTGTATACGAAGAGCCTTACAAAGACATTTGTATAGAGTTATTTCAGCGCGGAGACGCTTATGAAATACTGAAAACAAAGGGAATATTTTACTTTATGACTACCTCTTTCATACGAGGAGTTACTCTGAGAGACGCAGTAGTTATAGTTGACGAGTGTCAAAATATGTCTTTTCATGAGTTAGATTCTATTATAACTCGAATTGGAGAAAACTGCAAAGTAGTCTTCTGTGGAGACTTTAGACAGGCGGATCTAGAAAAGAATGGACTAAAAGATTTTATTCGAGTACTAAAAGCCATGCGTAAAGAATTTACTCTAATAGAGTTTGAAATTAAAGACATAGTGCGAAGTGACTTTGTGAAGAAATATATTACAGCAAGGACAGACTTAGGTATATGAAAGCCGTTTTAAGCAATCGAATTTACATGGATTGCGATGAAAATTTACAAAGAGAAATCGATAAGGAACTTACTTATCGTATACCTTCGTACAACCCAAAAGAGCCACCTTTTGTAATAAAAAATATGGGAATAGTTAGAAAAAATCTAATCACTATTCCTATAGGCAGACAAGACTTAATACCTTCGAACTATGAAATTATAGATAAACGATACTTAGAACCAGTTGAGTTTCCTGAGTTTAAGTTTGATCTACGAGAAAGCCAAGCAGAAGTATACAATGATATACAAGATAATGCTATCATCAATGCTTGGGTAAGTTGGGGTAAAACCTTCACGGGGTTGGCTATAGCTGGAAAACTTGGACAGAAAACTCTAGTTGTAACTCATACTGTACCACTACGAAACCAATGGGCAAAGGAAGTAGAGAAAGTCTATGGATTTACTCCAGGTGTCATTGGCAGTGGCAAGTTTGAGACAGATACTCCAATAGTAATTGGCAACACTCAGACTTTGTATAGAAACATTACAAAGATAAACAAGATGTTTGGCACAGTTATACTAGACGAGATGCACCATGTAAGTAGTCCAACTTTTTCCAGAGTTATAGACACAAACTATGCACGTTACAAAGTGGGATTGTCTGGAACAATTGAACGAAAAGATGGAAAGCACGTTGTGTTTCGTGACTATTTTAGTTCAAATGTATATAAGCCACCAAAAGAAAATTTTATGCAACCATCTGTGCAGATTTGGAAATCTGAAATACGATTTGTAG